AACTTGCTGTGATATCAGTGAGTATGCCCAGAACATCACAGAAAAACACAGGTGAATCATATCAGATCGTGGAGCTCCTAGATCCCACTAATCAGAAGATCTGGATAACATATGTGGTGGATAATTACCTAAACCAAGCAAACTGGCAAAGCATACTAGACATCGATGAACAACAGATCACTACTGTGATAGATGCTAACTGGAAGATTATCAGAGACAACATCATAAGTGCTGATGCCCGGCCTGATATATGGCGTAAGTTTGTGAGAGAAGACTTTGCGCAGACCCTAGCAGAGTTCCACGGTGATCCCAATGATCGAAGTTATACCTGACATCTCAGAAAAGATATAAATAGTTCTGTGAACACAGACTGGCAAACATTAATTACACTTAGCCAAAATAAATTGGATAAGTATGATCGCAAATGTAATGGCAATCAATATCAGATCACACACTGGGTTAATTATTGGATCCGATATGGTGATTGCGCTGCTAGCAGAAAGATACTCAATCATTTCTGTGATACAGAACGAATTGTGTTAACAACAGTCACATACTTTTATGATCGGATATATGAACCCACTAATAAAAATGTGGTCATACATAATTTACGCAAACAGGTGCGATAAAACCTGACATACTCTGTGGAGAATAAACCATGTCTATACAAGCAACATCAGATCCCAATCAAAATGCTAGCACCAAGATAGGTGAAAAAACTATCACAGGCAAGGTGTGTGGCAGAGACAAAACAGTGGTGCCAGCTGAAGAAGTATTCAAACTTGCGCAGATAGGTTGCAAAGACAATGAGATAGCTGACTGGTTTGGCATACATTCAAACACACTCAGATATCAATTTAAGACTGAGTTACTAAAAGGCCGAGAAGCACTAAAACAAACACTACGCAGAGCACAGATCGAAGTAGCCCTGGGAGGCAACTCCACCATGCTTATTTGGCTGGGTAAAAATATCCTGGGACAATCAGACAACCCTGTGGATATGGACAAGCCCACAGTGCTACCCTGGATATCAGACCAGTTAACAGACCCTAAGACGGAGCCGGAAGCTGAGGAGATGCTTCCTGAGTCAGACTAAGACTCCCGCAGGTCGCCCTGATGCAGTTAAGTAATCCACAACAAGTAGTAAGCAATGATCACCACAGATTCAGGGTAGTGAGCGCTGGCAGACGATTTGGTAAGTCGTTTTTGAGTATCAACGAAATAGCCAAGTATGCTCGCCATCCTGATCAGCATGTGTTGTATGTGGCACCCACCTATAGACAGGCTAAAAATGTCATCTGGGAAGAACTTAAATCCAGACTATATGAAAAACAATGGATAGCCAAAGCCAACGAGTCAGAACTAGAGATCACACTAATCAATAACAGTAAGATCAGAATCAGATCAGCTGACAACTATGACGCACTTCGTGGTAGCAAATATAACTTTATTGTCATGGATGAGGTAGCAGACATCAAGGACGATGCATGGTATCAGGTGCTCAGACCCACTCTGAGTGACACTCAGGGAGATGCACTGTTTATTGGCACACCCAAAGGCAGAGGATCATGGTTCTATGATCTGTATCAGCAATACAAAGATAACTCAGACTGGAGCAGTTACCAGTTTACTACCATCGATGGCGGTAATGTCACAGCATCAGAGATCGAAAGTGCCAAACGTGATCTGGATGACCGCACCTTCCAGCAAGAGTATTTGGCCAAGTTCGTGGATTACTCAGGCATGATCTTCTATGCGTTTGACTTTGATCAACATGTTAAGCCATTACCTAAAATAGATCAGATCGATCCCAGAGTGCCTATCAGAGTAGGCATGGACTTTAACATAGACCCCATGAGTGCAGTAATAAGCATCAGACATCAGGACGAAATCAGAGTCATAGACGAGATAGTCATATATGGTAGCAACACATCAGAGATGGTGAGTGAAATACAACGCAGATACCCAGGCCGCAAAGTCATGGTATATCCAGATGCCACTGGCAAAAGATCCAACACAAACTCACAAGGCATATCAGATCATATCATACTCAGTAATGCTGGCTTTAAGCTAGTGACTGACAGAGCAAACCCCAATGTGAACGACAGCATAATCGCAGTTAACTCTGCCTTTAAGAAATCACAGGTATGGATCGATCCTGGATGCAGACACTTAATCGAAAGCCTGAGTCGCTATGCATACAAAGAAGGCACTCGCCAGCCCGACAAAGGATCTGGATTTGACCACATGGCAGATGCTATCCGATACTTAATATGGCAAGAGATCAGACTGGAGCATAAGTTTACGCATAGTCTGGGCAAAGCATACAGGAAATTATAATCAGATAAATATCTGATAGATTTGGAGATCAAATGTTCCTAGGTCCATATTACCCCCCACTTGAGCCTCAAGATTGGAAACCCAATCAGGGCGATCTTTATAAACAGTATATCAATGATGTCGGCGGATTCAGAGCATGGATATTTGAGTCTGATCAATGGCAAGAGTATGCTGACATGTCAGATGTCACCTTTGATATAGGTTGGCCTGATGTGCCCGCTGAAGATCCTGATGTATACTGGAGTGGCCCAACTAAATGGATAATGACAAGTGGTGAGTGGGTATTGGCTACTCAGAATATTAAGCCGCCACCCACGCCCGATCCCATAACAGGACCCATAGCGCCTGAGTTCCCTGATAACCCTGATGACGGTGATACCTGGACTGATCCCATAACCGGCGATGTCTGGTATTGGTGGGATGATCGCTGGCAAACAAAGCCGGCACCTGGCGAAGGTGGTGGTATCACAGAAGTCTATACCTATGATGTCAATGTGGATGAATCCGAAAAGATAGCACTCACAGATGTCCTCAGAGTAATACCTGATCTGGATCTCTCACAACTTAACAATCAGAAGGATGTTAACTGGGCCATAAGCAATGCCTTAGATGCTTTGGATACTCAGGTAGATCAGAACTCAGGCAGATTGGATGACCTCACTTTGTTGGTGCCGGGCGCCAGATATCTGTATGAGCCCGCATCTACATATCCCAGACCACCTCAGACCGGTAAGTTCTATCTGGGTAACGGATTTACCTTTACTGATGTATTTGGTGATGTTACTCAGATCATGATTCATCACCATGATAACACTGGCACTGAACACACTCTGGAAAATGTTAACATCGGTGACTCAATCATAATCGAGCATGATCTGGATGCGCAGAACTTTGGCAGATATCTGGTTAGTGAGGTGTTCCATAACTTTGATGACAGCATCATCACAGTAGAGGTAGTGAGCCACCGTGGCAGTGTTGAAGTAGACCAAACATATGATGTGTTGGCGTTCCCTGACGTCAACGTAAGTGACAAACCCAGTTATGATTATGTGGATCAGGGTTTAGATACCAAGGTCAATCGCACAGGCGACACCATGACTGGCAAACTCACAACCCAAGATCTGGAAGTCAGGGGTGGGCTACTACTTAACTCCCCTACCAGAAATATCAATGCTGAGTTTGGCACAGCAGGCAAACTCCAATATGCCGGAGACACCAGACTAGCATGGGGTTACAATAATGTTAATGTTAAGGGTGAGTTGAACATAGCAGACGGCCTAGACTATGTTGGCACTCCCATAACTGGTCAGATCAACATGGACAACAAGTTTATTAAAAACCTTGCCAACCCAACTGATTCTCAACATGCGGCTACCAAATATTATGTTGATGCCCAGGTAAAAACATGGCCAGGCAGAAGATTTAAGTTTAAGGGATACGGTCAGGTGGGTAGTGCTCTGGGCCCGGGCTATTGGAGTCCCACTAGTAATAACATTTCATCTAATATTAATATGAGTGTGGAAG